GCTAAACCTTCTCCGGGTCCAGCGGTTAGCGGATTGATCACAGCATCTACTGGGTCGAGCGTGTTCTGCGGCAGGGTGTCTTCGTCAATATTAATCAACAAGAATCGATCGTCGGTGGGATCATAACTCACGGTGCCAATGACCTGTGTGTCATCGCCCCATTGATTGTCAAATCGGATCTGGCTGATGCCCGGTCTCAAGGTACCATACATGCCTACCACGGCCTGCCAAAATTCATTGCTAGGGGGTGACTGTGGCGGTATAGTATTGTCGTTGGGCACAGGCACAGTCTGGCTGTACTTTAAAGCCTGAACTTTGTTTCCAATCAGCAAGGCCTGGAAGTTATAAGGGGTGAATTTCTGTCGCGTGCCCAGCAAGAGATCGTTGTTGGTAATGGCTTCGTTGGCATCACCGTTGGCATCATACATGCTCATGATGATCTTCTGCACCACGCCCAGTTTCTTGACCTTGGCTGGGCTAGAAATAAAGATCGGCAATTTAAAGGTCATGGTGAATATGTCAATGGGATTCTCTGTGCCCATGGGTATGGTCCGACTCGACCAGTTCACCCTCTCCAGTTCCACCACCGACAAACTGGTCCAGTCTAGATAGTTGTCGGTACTCTGTATCTCCAAACTGGGATTGAACAATGTAGCGATCTGTTCAACCAGCTGGAATTTTTGATTGGTGTTTGATGTCCAGAAATCTGCATTCAAGGTCAAAGTGTAGGGTACTGGCATCAATCGCTCGACTGTGAAAGCATTGCCTTGTGTGGTCTCGTAGGTGTCAGTGCTGGTATCATAGGTCCGCTGGCGTACTTGTACCTTGCTGACATGATAGGGCTCCTGCAATCTATCTCGGGCATATTCCAGAGCAGTGATATAGAATGTGATCAGCGGAGTGCTGGGCATGTTAGATGCCGAGTTCTCTTGGATGATGGTCTGAGCCTGTCGGCTGGCATCACCATATCGTACAGGTACACGCACTAACGCCTGGGTGGCAGGATTGGTACCACCGTACTCTACTGAAAAGTTAGAGAAGATCCTGGCAAACTGGATCAGGAAGCGCCGTATCTGTTGGTCATAAAAGAACTGCTGTGCCATATATTATTCCGTGTCGTTTCTCTGTCCAGGATATGTTCCGGGTCTGGGGTTGGCATCTTTGAAGCCGCCATCATCACCGTTGTCTGCCCGAGGTTTTAACAATTCTGATAGGCTCTGGCGGCTGGGTACATTGCCAAGGTCCGTGGTGCTCACTGTGTATGTATTGTTGACGAAACTTGACCGCAAGGTATTGTTCAGAGGACCATTGCCAAGATCGGTGCGTACTGCATCTTCGATGTGTATCCAGCGCCGGCCGTCGTAACGGAAAAGGCGATTAGGGAAATAATCTAAACGCAAGGCATAGGCTCCTTGTTGCGGATTTGTGGGGAATGATATACCTGGTGTCACAGGCAAACCATTGGGTGCGATGCCATCACCGGTGAGGTAGCCCATGGTATAACCATCGGCCAGCGGAGTTTGGCTGGCATCGGCAGTATTGACTCCAGTCTGGTCCACATCTATGTTGGTGGAGTCTATGGTCACTGATGACGGATCAGCAGGTGTTCCGTCTGGATTGGTCGGGAAGATGAAGAACTTCACGGTGTCATATCCGCTCAACGGAACATCAATCTCGGCCTGCGCCAACAGGGCATCATTGATCTGGAGATCTTTGTTGCGTGTGCTATCTACATCAGCGATGCTAGTGGGATCGGTGATCTCTAGCCAATATGCAGTATTGGTGATCTCTGTGCCCACAGGCGTGTTCTGTATGGCACGATAGTATGTGTCACCATACAGCACCACCGTGCCAGTGGGGTAATAGTTGATGGGATCCCAGATATTGTTGGTCTCAAAAGGTTTGTCCAAGATGTCTTGGTATTCTTGTGCATTGACCATGGGCGTGGCTTTCACCCGCCATGTGTGAGGCAACCACTCTCTGGCAAAACCTTCAGAAGCATAGGCTGCGTCCTGGATCACATAGTATTTGGGCAAGGCCTTGGCTATAGCCGCGTTCAACGGGTTGGGATCTTTGAGATTGGGGATCTCCAACACATCACCTGACATGAGTTTGCGACCAATGGTGTCAATCATGTCATTGTAATGGAAAGTGATGAACAGGGTATCGTTGTTGAGGAAAAGTCCAAACTGTGTGAGGTCAAAGTCTATGTCTGACACATTGAATACACCGCGCATCTGATAGATGTCTCGGTCATAAGAACGGTCACGATTTTCCAGCAACAGCAAGTCCTGGATGAACAACGGATCTTCCACTGAGTAATTGGGTTGCGTGGCATCGTAGTTGCCGCTTTCCGCAGAATCACCTTCACCAGTCTTGGGACCAAGATACTTGTGGATGTAGATGTCTACTCCACCCACGGTGTACATTTCGGAGATAGTTCGGTCGAAAAAGCGGTAATCGTTCGTCTTGTTAGGACGCCACATGGATAATCTGGGCATAGTGCTGTATTTATGGGTAGGTTGACCCAAAAATCCAATCCTGCTAAAATACTAAAATGGACCTGGAAGATTGGCAAAATCTGCATTCTCGTTTGGATCGTGCCCATAAAAACACCATGGGCATGAGTTTTGGCATGAAAGATCTCTGGCGTATGCACAGGGCTGTTTATGATAAACTTAGACTAGCAGACGCAGAGTGGGTGAACTGCCGCCGCCGCGGACAAGGTTCACCTAAATTTGATGAACTGCTGGCCCAGGCCGAAGAAGCGATGAAGAATTTTGAAGGACATATTTTGTTGGCTAAACTAATGGACAAGGAGCCCAGATGAACGCTGTCGCACTCAAAGCACCCAAACCACTAAATCCAAAATCAGCAGACACCAAATACACCGGTGGCGAACCCGAATGGCGCTTGCAACCCGAATCTGAATCGCGTGCCTCGGCCTTGATTGCCGCATTTACCTGGTACAACTATCACTACGATAAGAAAACAGTCAAGGAACTGATCATTGACTGGTTGACCCGTAACGATCGTTCGCGAGATGCCAAAGATTTTGGCCGCGTACCAGAAGCCACCATAAGGAACCAAACTGGTTGGCTGTGCCGCATGAACACCATGGGCTTGGATTTGAATGAGCATGAACTCTTGGCAGTTGACACAGCCATCACTGAGCATCTGCGTACCGTGAGAGCCATCCGAGAAGTGGTCAAGATCGCAGAGCCAGATGCTCCTGTGCGCCCTAATATACAAGATCGATTGAGAGAAAAACTGTCAGAAGCCGCGGGCGAGATCGAAGGCATGTATGATGAAATGATCATGGCCGGTGCCAAGATGTCAGCGGATTATAAACCCATAGTAGCCTTGCGCGGATTCAATGTGGCCCCTCAGATGGTGGGCGAGATCGCTCAACATTGGAAGGCCAAACTGCAAGAACTGGAAGAAGTGGTTCGCGGCAAGGATGCTCAATTAGTTGAAGGTTATGGCCAGTTTGGTAAACTGCAATTGAAAAGTCTAGTCAAATTCGCTGAACAAGTCATAGCCGATTGTGGTTCCTATGTGCAGATCAAGAAAGTCGAGCGCAAGCCGCGCAAGAAAAAGGCCGTGAGTCCTGAGCGCCAGACACAGAAATTCAAGTATCTCGCGGAGTTTGGTGAGCTAAAATTGAAATCTGTCCCAGTCACAGGCCTGGTCAATGCCCAAGAAGCCTGGTTGTACGACACCAAGAAGCGCAAGTTGATCTATGTGGTAGCAGACACACATGCTGGTTCATTCACTGTAAAGAACAATATGTTGATCGGATTTGATCCTACCAACAGCATACAAAAGACTCTCCGCAAACCCGCGGAGCAAATCAAATCTCTGTTACAGGGCGGTGTGGCCCAGCATCGCAAATATTTCAAGGACATCAAAGCCACGGAAGTCAAATTTAACGGACGAGGCAACGAGAACTTGATACTGCTCAAGATCCGCTAAATATAGGGGCAAGGAGCCCTTATATGGCCAACGGTCAAAACCCACTCAACGACAGCCTAGATCCCTTAAAAAAGCAGTTGATAGACGATGTACAACTGCAATTAGGCGATTACATCATCGATCTAGAACTAGATCCCAGCCACTACGAGGCTGCGTATCAGCGTACCCTGGGCATCTACCGCCAGCGGGCCCAAAACGCCTATGAAGAATCCTACAGTTTCATGCAGTTGATCGAAGGGCAGAATGAATATTACCT